TATGGATATCCGCATTCGACTCTCGATAGACGTTAATAACACGACGAGCTTCGTCTAGTTTCATATCAAACCCAAACGTCTTTAGCTGTGCTTGGAACCTCACGGCTCCCATGCCGTAACCTGCGCCAAGGATGGTAGTCTTACCGACAAAGCGTTGGTCCTTATCTATCTTATGCACAGGTACCTGATAGATAGCGGATGCCATAATCTTGTACACATCTTCTTTGTTGGCGAACGCCTGAGTCAGGTCGCCTTGCTCTGCAAGCCACGCAAGTACACGCGCTTCTATCTGTGCGCTATCGGCGTCGATCAACGTGTAGCCCTCTGGCGCGAGAATGCTGCGCTTTAACTTTTTACCATTCAGCCCACGGCTAGGTAAGTTCTGCATGTTGATCTTATCGTCACCACCCCATCGCCCAGTATGCGCGGCGTAATACCTTACTGGTACCGGGAGAGTTCCACGTTTACCTATATCTATAAACCTGTTAGTACGTGTTTCCTCAAGGGTACTTTTTGTGCCCAAACGTGCCGCAACTACGGATTGCACTCGGTCATCCTCATGATCGGCTAATGCTTTGAAAGCCTCATCATTTTTCGCAAAGGCAAAGGTTTCCTTACCCGTAGTCAAACTGGTCTTTGTTGGCGGAGTGACACCCAAGCCTCGGAGCATCTCAGCAAACTTGGGGTTGGACATAAGATCATCTTTACACACACCCGCATGCTCAAGGAGTTGGTCTTTCCGCTCTCTTGTGTCTTCCAGATGCTGTTCAAGTAAACCGATGTCCAGTTCTAAGCACGGCTCCGTAAACATACGCAAGGTCAGGTCTATTATCCTAAGTTCTTGCTTAGGAAAGCCCTTGCGCAAAAAGATATTAAATAGCTTGTGTGTTAGCTCGACATCATTTATGCAGTAGTCGCCGTACACAGACAGTTCTTCATCATTAAAGTCCGCTCGACGTTTACCTAAAGCATTTAGAACCTCGGTGCCTTTAACACCGATTGAATATCTTTCAGATAGTGCCCTGAGACTGCCACCAACTTCCACGCCATGAACAGCACGGGCGATACACAAAGTATCGGTATACACGCGAGGATGAACATCAAACAACCAAGACAAAATGGCACCATCAAACATAGTGTTGTGAGCAAGTACCATACTTTCTGACCAGCGGAAGCTGTGTAGATACCGCCTAAGTTCGTCGTGGGTTCCACTTGCCCATTGAGTTCCTTCATTGTTCACCTTAATACCCACGCCGATCACCTCAAATCGGGGATCACGTATGTACTCCTCAGTAGTTAATTTAGACAGGGAATAATCCTTGTCGTAATACGTTTCAAAATCTACCGTAATTAAATCCATCAATCTGAATCCTCTGGTGGCAGACACTCGTAGGCAATGCCTGTGTATGCCGCGAGATCAACATAATGGTCACGCTTCGACCGAGTGACTCTCATCCGTGCCAACTTGGTAGCCATCTGCACAAGGACGATGTCATAAGCGGTAAGTTCTTTACCTGTGGTAAGCGTAGCAATATTGGCTATCAGATTGTGGTTGTCGTATGGGTCACCGTAATCGGCGTTGCGGCTTCCACTAGTGAGTTCGATTGCCTCTTCAAGAAGGGATATTCTTTCCCCCTCGGCTTTAGAGGATGAGTTTTTCTTTAACAACTTAACTTCAAAATCGTCCATATAGTTCTCCTTTCTAAAAAATGAGTGTGTGAGTCGGTCGAATTGGGCCGTGTCAAGTAACTGGGGCGACCACTTCATTCGACCTATTTCTCGTACGGAGTCGTCTAAAGACAACAACACCTGACGCTCACACTCGCCTGATGCAAACTACCCCAAATTTAACAATCCTCTTCCACCAGCATAGTCAATGTCTGCCCGTCTGAATCAAGCACCATCCACATCTGAAGCTCTGATGTATCTTCAATGGCCTCTTCCCCTAAAAACTGCCGTTCGTCAAACGGGTAACATCCTGTCACCGTCCCGCCGTTCTCCATACTGTGCCAGTTACCCTCTATATCTTCTTGGCCTAACGCCCCAAAGTCGTTACGGATAAAGCGCATCATGCAGTTAAGCATGAATTCCCTCGCGTCCTCTTTATCCCCAAAGTAGTCATGCAAGTAATCTTCGCAATTCGCCGTTACGTACAAATTCTTTAACCCACGAACGGCTAACTTGTTAGGTAGTGTCCCCTGCTTTTTACGGGCCAACCTCTCGGTTATATCAATTACGTCTCCCATCACTGTTCTCCGTTATTCTCCATTAAGAACACCTATCGCCTTGCTGAGGTCGTCATACAAGCCCTCTTGCATCTCCCACCCAGTTTTGACGAGTTCCATGTCCCCTGCCTTAATTCCTGTGTGGATCAACTTCAGTCCAGTCGCTTTCATCATTGTTCCTGCAAGAGCTTCCCTAAGCTCTTTTATTTGTTCATCAATAGACTTGTTCATTCCTAAATTCTCCTACGTTTCCAAAGTTGCCCCGAGATCAAACTTCCACTGATGGCCCAGTTTGTAGTACAACCGTGCAAGTTGTTTACGCTTTGAGACGTTAAACGATGGTGTCTCGACGTATTGACTGTGATCTTCGTCTGATCGGGCGAGTGCCTCAATCATGTCGAGGACCTGTGCACGGGCTGCCTCTTGTGGTGTGTGTCCGTGTTTATTTTTCATTGGCTTCTCCTATTAGTTCAGCCTTTCGTCTGGCGTACTTCTTACCTAAAAAGAAAAACAGGCGCATTGGTGAATACCACGGCGCAAGTAGATAAGCAGTCTCACACTCCACGGCAATGATGGTCCACTCTCGTTCAGTTCGTTGTTTTTTCATAGATCAACACGTCATCGTGACGTGCCTCTGACGCTTCAAAATCAAACTCAAACTGTCGCGGGTCACGGTTCTGACCACCAACATAAATCAACACGTCATCTATATTGTCTTCGTTGATGACTAGACTTATGCCGCCGCTAGTTTTTATGTCTGTTAAGTTCTTTTCTTGTAAGGGCGTAGGTTTGTTTTTCCCGGCCTTACATTCGATACCAAAAAATCTACCCTCATGACATCCAATAATGTCAGGTACACCACTCTTACCGTAGCCCCCTGTGACGGGGTAGAAGTAGTAAGCACCTAACGTCTTTAGGTGTGCCGCTACTTTCTTTTTAACTTTCGCTTCCGGTGTCATCGCCATGCTTTCCTCCAAACTTAAAATGATCCACAACTACATTGCTACACTTCTCGCACTGGCGCGTTATCCTACGTCTATCAGCCACGTATGTGTCTTCAACCAGTCTCAACGTACTCATACACCAAGAACACACGTTGTCATCTAATCGCTTTTGTATCTCGCCCCGTTCGTCATCCGTGTTGCCCCTCGGAACTGGTATCATAGCCACGGAACTGACCCCACCAAGATGGCAAGGGATAACAGGATAGCGGATAAAATAATTGCCTGAGACACACTGTACTCTTCATCAGGCAACCAACCGTCCTCTTCGTCTCTCTTACAATTCATTTCCATCTCCAAGATAAGAAGGGGGCCGAAGCCCCCTTTGTTAGTGCCGCACTAACATCACGCACGGAATACCCAATAAACATTGGCGTCAATCCGTCTGCCTACTCCCTCGACTGTACTGGTTGGCTTATCCAGACTGGTCATCATGAGTAGGGCAACCTTCTCTTGCATCCACAAGGGAAGGGCATCCACTGAATCGTACTCGCCCTCAATCGTACTGTCAACTTCTATGCCAATAGCTAGTACTTCAACAGTATTGGTACGAGGCGATACGTATACGCGGTATACGTTATCATCACGTGGTAAGTCGTCACCGTACGACATAAAACATGCCCTCACCCGCAGAGAACCCTACGCCATCAACGTAGTCATCCTTCTCCAAGATATTGAGGACAGACAGTTTCTGCATGATGTCCTCGGGCAAGCCATCTGTTGTGTAACGTAATACATCACCCATCTTTGCTTTCCACGAATCCTCGGCATTGTCGATGGAAA